GTGTGCACATCATTATCACACCTTGTCTTATTTTGCTACCGTAAACATGGTCATGAGCCATAGCGTACGCTGAAATTTGTAAATAATAATCTTCTATCCATTCTTCTTTCTTTGGTCTATTAGATTGTTTAAAGTCTACAATAGTTTCAAGACCATTATGTAGACAAACGAAATCAGTACTCCCAGCATACAACCCAGGATAGTGTAACATAACTTCTGACCCGTAGTACTCTTCAACTGGCGTAAGACCGACTTCAATAATTTTCTGGGCCATGGGCTTCGCCTCTTGTCCGATTGTTGTAAGATCATCGTAGCCAATTCCTTCCACATGAGATTCGATGAACTTGTGCATGGCTGTTCCCCGCCTGCTACTATGATTCTTAATTCGTTCTGCTTCTTGTTCTCCAACTTTAGCCTTCCAGTTTTTTAAAAATTGTTTATCTTTGGTCTCGCCTAATACAGTAGTAACGCTTGGAAGTCTAGTACCAACTATCTCATAAACCCTGGTCCCTGATTCGTGGTCCGTGATCTGTTTTCCTTGTATGTAATTGAATTTATTACTTTTTTTCATGTTACAGAATTAAAGCTCCAATTATAAACCCTACGGTAAACCAAATTATCTCGGTTCGATAATATAAAGACCACACTTGAAATTTAGATTTTATTTTTTCTATCATCACGTTCTTTTTTATTTTTTAAAGATTGTTCGTAACTTTCCTTTAATTCATCACTCTCTTTTTTACCAAAAATCTCATCAAACCTTTTTCTATATACATCATTCGAAACTCTAGATCTACCATCCCATTTTTCTTTTTTACTCATTGTTTTTATATTTCCTAATAGTTGTTAACATAGTTTCTAATCTTTTTTCAAGTACATCATAATTAGGTGCATCACCCTTCATTTGATTGGCCCATCCATGAGTAGCAGAAAAATTCTCTACACTATTATCACTAGGATCACCATTAATATGATCACAGTGAGTCGTATTAGCTTTTACATTAATAACTTCATCCGTTAGTTTACATCTTACATATGGCGTCATAATCGGTTTACCATCCGGATAATAATCTTTTTTATTTGTCCATTGATTAACTGCGTGAAACACTTGATTTTCCTTAACTATTCCAGGCCACAGTTTAGCTAGTACATGGAATATTTTAGTGGTTTTATGTTTTAAACCCATCTTATTTCTCCTTGTTTGATTTTTTCTAGTTGCTCCATATAAAAAAGCTCTAAATTTTTTTCGAAGCAAAGTATCTATTTTATATTTTAATGGTTTCTTTTTCTTTTTAGGCTCATAGCAAAATCTCCATACCGACCTCCACTCTTCTCTTCCAGAACGTTTTTTAATTTTTTCAGCTGCTCCAGGTGTTAAATGATAATGTATAGTAGACTTGCAACATCCTATCTCTTCACTCATTTCACGATAAGACATGTTAGACCCTTTAAGAGCGGATATCTTTTCTTTTAATTGACGAGAAATAGAAGTATTATTTCTCATTCTTTTTTATAATGGTCCATGGTGCATTAGCCGTCCGCAATCCTTCTTTACTCTTATCCCAATATCTTTTACATAAGTTTCCAGTGCTTGCTACAAACTCATGTTGATTATCGGGATGAGGGTCGTACGGTCTAACCACATGTTTACCATCGGACTTTGAATAATATTTTATATAAAAATTATTTTTTTCCATCTTAGTTTAACTTATAATCATCATCTGAAGACAGATTAACATCGTCAAAAACAAGATTAGTTTCGGGCTGATGTACATAATATTCTCCTTCCGAATCACAATCCCAACACTGATGAATAGATTCTCCTTCTTCAGTGCCTACTTTTAAAAAGCCATTGCCCTTACAAGTAGGACAATAAACTATTCTTACTCTATGCTTTTTTAATTTTTCCATTTAACTTCTTCGCTTTCTCATTTGCTAT